TAAATTGTGGTATACTTACACATGTTATTAATCCTTAGTTTGTTTGTCTAAAACTATAATACTTAAGGATTAATAACACTCATATCTTTTTCTTCACCTATCCCTTATCCATAACTCGGGTTAGATACCACTCATGGGCATACTGGGTTCCTCCCTCCAGAACATGCCAAGATTGCTTGAAGAATTCATAAAGATAAGATTCTGCGCGTCTAATATGATTCATTTTATATTTTCTTTCTCTTCTTCTTTTAAACGCTGGCTTCTCCATTCCATATATAGTCTATCCTCCCTTAGTTTTTCGGCTTTCTCTTCCGGGGTTTCTATTTTTACCGGTTTTTCTTGCGGCTCTTCAGTAGGTTCTTTCCATCTAGATTGGGTTTTAAGATAAAAAATCATGGCAGTAGTATCGCCTCCTTTAATTTTCTTCATCAAGTGTCCTGCTACAAAATAATGCCCTTCTACTCTTCCTTTTTTATAGAGTCCATAAACCTCCTCATCCGCTTCTATAAGCTTAAAAAAACCGCTCCTACTTATACCAAGATAATCAGCTATTTGTTGTACGGTTGAAACCTTAGCCATCTGCTGCACCATATTTTTTTGTTCATCGGTAAGCATAATAGGAGGACGTCCCCCTGGATTTTTTTCCTCTTCTAATAAAACTTTACTTGCCACCTTCCAGTACCGCTTTTAATCCGGTTTCTTTTTCCCACCTCTTTATTATAACATCAACATAAGCTGGGGATAATTCCATCATGTAACAGTTACGCTTACTCCTCTCGCAGGCAATTAACGTAGTACCGCTACCGCCAAACGGATCGTATACGCTCTCACCTTGCGCGGAGTTATTAAGTATTGGCCTTAGCATGCATTCAAGCGGCTTTTGCGTACCGTGTCCCCAAGTTTCCTCTTTGTCGCTACTGCCGAATGAGTTATTATTTTCAATTTCCCATACGGTAGATTGATCACGTTTGCCCTGCCAATTATGATTTTTTCCTTTCCGTACGCCGTACCATAAAGGCTCGTGCTTATTATGATAGTTACCCCTGCTAATTACAAAATGCTGCTTATTCCAAAATATAAGGCTAATTAATTCAAAACCGCTACTTTCTATATTTTCGGCAAACTTATGAGTATACTTTGCGCTATGCCAGATATAAGCTATATCACCGGTAAATAACGAATAAGCATCGGACCAGTCGTATCTATCATCATTTAGCACCTTACCTTTAGAGCGCTTGCCGACTCCTAAATCGCATCCTTCGCGCCAGCCTGGATCATACTCCACACCGTACGGCGGATCGGTTACCATTAAAATCGGACTTGCCCCAGCCATTAGTTTTTCAACATGCTGCGGGTTAGTAGAATCACCGCACATTAAACGATGAGACCCGAGCAGGTAAATATCACCAAGCATAGCAGTAGCTTCTCCCTCCAGTTCTATTTCCTCTTCTTCCCCTATTTCTTCTAATATGGCTTTATCAAATATAGGCATCAGCATTTCCTCATCCATACCAAATGATACTAACTCCTCCGGATCAAATCGCTCCGTTAGCACAGCAAAATCATATTCCCCGAACGCTAGATTATCTCTAATGTTTAACCTGTCTATTTCGGCAGTTGTTAGTTTCCTATTCGGCTTTAACACTTCAATTTCAGTCTCATCATCGTAACCTGCCATATATAAAGCCTTTTTACGCTGGTGGCCGCCGATAATGGTATAATCGTTATCTACTATTATTCTTTGATGATACCCATCCTCTTTTATATGAGATGCTAACTTATCCAGCATTTCCTTGGTTATTTTTCTTGGATTATGGGTATATTCTTTTAATTGCGATAACTTAATGCTCGCCTCCTGCCATGTTATAATGTCATGATTACTCAGATAGCTCATATTCCAACTCCTCTAGCAATTTGTTTACAAACTTTTTTGGATTTTTTAGTGGAATGTCCCTACTACCTGCAATCATTTGTTTTTTTACCATCTCTACTATAGTCTCCAGAATCTTAAGCTTTTCTAAGCTTTCGTCTTCTAACAATCTAAATAAGACTTCCAAATATTGACCGTTATCGCACCGTTCGTTAATTACCCACAAAAGCTCATCTTTAAACTCATTGCTAATATTACCTCTTAAATAACGGTCTATTACAACCTCTTCACATTTTCCCTTCATCTGCTACCTCGTTTGATTTTGCGTGATAATTATTATAAACTTCCGCAAATTTTGTATCTTTCTCTTTTTCTAATAAAATCAATCGCTTACATTGGTTAATATATATTTCAAAGTCGTCTATCGACTCCGATAACTGTGCTAAATTTTTAGTAACCAGTTTTATCTGCCTCTCCATTTGAAAAAAAGCTGCCTGAAAAGCATCGTTATACTTAAAATGCTTACAAGAATGCCAATAATAAATTTCAGTTAGACCTTTATTATTATGGTATTGGTCCAACTCATTGTAGATACCGGTAATATGTCGTTGTATCTCTTGGCTCATCATTACCCCCACGGCTTTAAAATCAATGGTTATCAGACTTTTTCTTTTTACAATTACCCAGTAAATTCAAATAATTAACATTTATTTCAATTGACCCTTTAGCAGTTCCGTCTTTAGCAATATACGCATTCACTTTCGGGTAACCTTTAACAAATACCCCATCCCCTTTTTTTACATATGATTTAACAACCTCGGTTAATCCTTTAGTACCTACTTGGCATTTAAACCATGTTGTATCTTGGTTGCTATTAGTAATCGCAATCTGAAAAGTTATAAAATCCGGATATTTCTCAGGACTTGGCATAACAGGGTCACTAGCTACATAACCTATAATTTCTATTTCAACGCTATCTCTTATTGATTTACCTTTTTTTAAAATGGGATTTCATCACCTACAAACTTTTCGTTTTTCTTCTCAGTTTTAGGTTGATTATAATTAATTTTTACTTTTACCTTACTATTCCTACTGTCCATATATTCGGTATATTTGGCATGATCGGGCGTAATTATTGTTTTTATTTCATTCTTTGGATTCTGTCCTTTATCATTGATGGTAATTTCAGCTACAAATTCAAGATTATCTAGATCAGCAAAGTTTTTTATCTCTCTCTGTTTCACGGCATCGGGAGAATTGTCTTTGGGATGTATGCTATAAGCAGAGTTAAGTATTGCCTTGATCATACTTCTACCGATTTCACCATATTTCTCGGAATTATCGCTATGAAGACCTATATAACTCCATATCTTTCTATTCTCATATTCCCCATTCAAGATTACAAATTCGCAAGCAAGATATACGCTGCCTGTAGAATCGCTTTTAGTCGCATATCCACCTAGAAACTCTGATGTAACATAACCGCCTTTTTTTATAAGCATTACTACTTTTGCTATTGTTCTATGAGGTATCAACGTGTAAAAGGTTTGGTCTTCGGCATCGTTAAAATTAGTCCATTTACTCATTATTTTGCTCCACTAGTTCTTTTAATTTGGATATGTTGCTATCTATCTGTATTTTTAAATATTCTATAAACCAAGCACGTTTATAATGATCATTTTCCTTTCCCAAAAGAACGGAGGCAGTATGATGGCCTACATAATCATCAACACTTACAAAAAGCTTATAATCCTCCATATCCCTCCTAATCTCTTCTCTTAAATTGCGAATTGACGTGTATTTTCTAGCTTCTTGTTCACTCATCTATTCGCTCCTTTTTTATTAGGGAAATAATTATTTTTCTCTTTAGGTCTTTTTCCTTTATTAATATGGAATAAACCGTCACTATTAGCTTCCAACCATTGAACAAGCGTCATAAGATCAACTTCATCTTTTGTGAATTCTAAATATTGAAATATTTTGTCTTTTTCTATTACTCTTAACACTTTTATTTTTCTCCATTAGCCTAACTGTTGATTTATAATTGCTTCTCCTAAAAACTCAGGGATTAAAGGTACAACGCTATTACCGAGTGCCATAAGACGCTGCATGCGACTACCTCCGTCCGTCCAGCTAATAGGATAGCCCATAAGCCATTCCACCCAATCAGGGTTTAAACGATCGTCTTTTAGCCTCGGTACTTCTAAAAGCTCTTTACCCCATTGCTTAATTCCTCGGCTGCGACGATACATGCTAACCTGCTCTTGTGCGCATATTTGGCTAGTTTCCTTAAATCCCCTACATCCTTGTAATCCCTGCTTGTCGGGGTCGGAAACATCTTCACTACCGCCTCCAAGTTTGGATTCCGCCGCCTCCTTTCCGACGGACAATCCGATTTGACCGATGCAAGCGGGGTGGGCAATAATCCAGATCCTATCCCGTCTGTGAGGTGCGTCAAAGGCAGAAGCCGGTATGCAATGCCATTCCGCATTATACCCGATCTCCCATAAATCTTGCAGGACGCTGATAAGCCCTTTACTGCGAAGGTTTGCCACGTTTTCGATAATCGCATATTTGGGTCTGATTTCATTTATTAACCTCGCAAATTCTTTCCATAGTCCTGAACGTTTAGCCGCTATTCCTTTCTGCTTGCCTGCTACCGATATGTCCTGACATGGAAATCCTCCTGCAATTACGTCAATTCTTGGCAGAGCTTTTAAGTCTTCCTTGTCTATAACGGTAATATCAGAAAATATCGGCACGGATGGCCAATGTTTTTTTAATATCTGCTGGCAAAACGGATTAATCTCACAAAAAGCAACCGTCTGCATGCTTGCAGCTTCCAAGCCTATTGAAAATCCCCCTATTCCCGAAAAAATGTCAAATACCTTCATTTATCTTCCTCTATTATCCTCATAACCGTTACAATCACATTCGTTGTAATAATAATGCCCACAATAACTACAACGGAATTTATTCTCTAGTATTGGATCGTCTTCATTCTTATTATTGTCCTTGCTCATTCTTTTCCTCCTATGGTTGACTTGCTTGTTTTTCTATTAACGCTAACAATGTCATATCGTTAAAATTATCAATGATTGCTTTTCCTCTTGCCGTTAATTCCAACTTGTTACAATCTGTCGCGGGTTCACTATCAGGTGTATTTACAGGCTTTTCTTCCTTAACCTCTATAAGCTTTCCTGATATTGCTTCTTTTTGTGATCCAGTTATTCTCATATTCTCTAGCCACGCCTTATCTTCCAGTATTTTTTTAGGAGTTAAAACTATTGGTTCTTTGTGAAAATTTAAATATTCGGGATGGACATTTTTGGTATGTAATTCCAACGTTAAACCAGTTTCAACTACTGCTCTCTCTAAATCGTCCAAATTACCTGGAGCAGTCATCCGTTCAATAAGAAAAGCAACCGTATCTATTATAATCTTACCTGGTGTTTCAATGACTTTTACCACTGGATTGCTTAGCATTTGTTGCATGTTATAGGTGAGTAACTTGCTTTTGAAAGTTAGCAGGTTTGATTGGGTTGTCGTTGGAATATTTTGATTAGCTTCCTGTATTGGTTCTTTTGGCAATGAAGTTATGATTTGCAGCGCAATCGTCACGTCTTTACCATAAACAGATTGAATACATTTGCGAATTTTTGCTCTGTCGATATCGTTTAAAAGCATTTCTTCCGTTTGAATACAAACCTTTTGGTCGTCAGTTTCTACAAATGCGTAATGGTCTTGTATCTCATCAGCTTTCTCTGTTCCAAAAGTTTGCCATAAAGCTTTAGAGAGCAACATTTTACGATTCGCCTGTTCATCGGCAGTAATATCTTCAGGGTCTAGCGGAATTTTAAAATCATCAGGTTGTTCTTTATTCAGTAAAGCAAGTAAGTTATCCGACTGGCTTTCTTCCCATTCATCAGAAGCAGATTGCGTTGGCTCCGCAGGAAAGCCAAAAGCAAAATCTGCGTAACTAGATTCTTTTTCTTCGTTGTAAGTTTTTATTTCTACAGAATTTGTATGAACCGATTGATCAATGGTTTTATTTTTATCGGCAAAATCAGTTTTATCGTTTTTATCGGTAAATATCCGCGCGGGCGTATTATTATCAATATTATATACCGTAAATAATCTCTCTATACCAAAGGTATAGAGATTATTTACTCTTAGTATATTTGTATCATCACCAGCGATGATAGGGGTGTGATCATTTGTGAGTATACCCCCTCCTCCCGAGAAAGTTAAGGATGAACTAGCTTGTAAGGGTGTAGAGGTGTGAACAAATTTAGTACTAGGGGTATCCTTATTTTGTTGGACAGGGGTGTGATCATTTATAAGGTTATTTTGTTTATACCCTCTTTCGTTTTTACCATGATATTTTACTGATATATATTCATGATTTGTTGAGGGTGTTAATTCCTCAATAAACATTCTGTCAAGCCCTATAGGATTAAAAAACCAAGGCGTTTGTTGCCAGATGTAAATAATTAGTTGATTGTATAGAATTTTTTTAGCTTGTTTGTTCGTATAAAAATCTCTACTGAGCAAACCAAGTTCTTCTAACTTAACTAGTTTTCTTCTAATAGTATTTTCTGTAACCCCATATTTTTTAGCTAATTCTCTATAAGAGGCATATACTCCGTACTTATATAATTTGGGTATTTTTATTATTTTACTGCTTGTATGTATCTTTTTAGGGTTGTACCACGACCTAAACTCATCCCAGTATAAGTTAATAGCTAATACGTCAGGGTTACCTCTTGAATCCAGAATAATTTTGTTTAACTCATCTTTTTTAGTAAGGGTTGGAATAGTTGTTTTTACGACCTTACTCATCTTCTTCCTCTTCTAAAATTAAATCTATTAGTGTTTGTAAGTCATCCCAGAAAACGCCGTGAAGTAGTGCCTGGTCTCCTACCTTAAGCATTCTCTTTAACCTCTTAGCTACTATTCTTATATTTTCCATAAATTACTCTGCTTGCTTGTTATTCTGGCTAATCCCTCGCCTGATCGCATAACTTTTTAAAGCTTCCTTTATTACTCGAATTCTTGTATGTTCAGCTCTTGATGCTAGCCAGCTTCGTATTTTCTGGAGGAGCACAAAGAAAATGTGAGACATATTTTTTACCTCCCCAAAAAGAAAAATTGAATGTATACTGGATCAATTATTATGATGTAATTTTCTTCATGATGCTTACCGATTTTTTTATATAATAAAGCACCCACATCGCTTAAACGTGTAAGGATCTTTTTTATAGCTTTAGTGATATTTACGTTAAAAACAGTTATTAAATCTTTTAAATTTACTATTCCTTTATCAGAAATAAGATTTTTATTTTTTAGAGTAGCAGTAATTAATCTTTCGAGGTAAGTTCCATCTAATAATGACAATCCATTGATATTGGATAAATAACGAAAACCCTCAATTTTATATAAAAAATTAAAATCTAATTCTTGGTATTGAATACTGTTCATGGAATTAAAATAATCATTGTCAAATAATTACTTCAGTAATCTTAAAGGATTGTTTTATATAAAAAAAATGGAACGTTATTTCTTTTGTTAACCATTTTTTAATGATTATGTTTAGCTTTTTAAATAGATAAAAAATCTCTAGTTTCTTTTTTTAAGAAATATTTAAAGAGCAAAATAACCACCAATATTTAGAATTTAGTACTCCTAGTGAAATAAACACTTGCAAAGTATGTGCGAAATGTGTTTGCCTTAATATTAGAAAATAAAAAATATGGTAAACTTCGTGCAAGCCAAAGAACAAAAAAACCTTACAAGAGAGCAAAAAGAAGCTGTAGGATTATTGTCCATAGGTACATTCCTCGAGTTTTTTGACTTAATGCTCTTTGTTCATATGGCAGTATTGCTTAACGAGTTATTTTTTCCTAAAACCGATCCTTTTACAACATCATTGCTTACAGCATTTGCTTTCTGTTCTGCTTTTGTTTTTAGACCAATTGGTGCTTTGATTTTTGGCTGGATAGGAGACAACATAGGGCGTAAGGTAACAGTTACTATAACTACTATGATGATGGCTGTTTCCTGCATCACAATGGCTAATCTCCCAACTTATTCCGAAATCGGTATTAATGCTGCTTACATAATAACAATATGCCGTATAGTTCAAGGTCTTTCTTCTATTGGTGAAATAGTTGGAGCAGAGTTGTATTTAACTGAAATCACGAAAAAACCTATACAGTATTCAGTAGTAGCTTTTATTGAGGTTGTTGCAGTTTTAGGAACAACAGCTGCATTAGGTATAGCTACCTTAGCTATATCTTTTGGTCTTAATTGGCGTTATGCTTTTTGGGTAGGGGCTATAATTGCGGTTGTTGGAGCGGTTGCTAGAAACTCTCTTAGAGAAACACCAGAATTTGTTGATGCAAAACTCCGTTTAAAAAATAAATTTAACGAAAATAATATAGATGATGATATTTTAAAAGATGATGTTATCTACAATACAAAGGTTAATAAAAAAACAGTTTTAGCCTACTTTTTAATAGATTGTTGCTGGCCTTTCTTTTTTTATTTTACTTATATTTATTGTGCCAGTGTATTTAAAAATTCTTTTAGCTACAGTACTTCACAAATAATCCAACAAAACGCTATAGTATCAGGATTTCAAATGATATCATGGTTTGTATTAGCATATCTGAGTTATAAAATACATCCATTAAAAATACTTAAAGTTAGGCTATTCTTATTTTTACCTTTTATAATTTTTTGTCCTTACTTGCTTAATAATATTAATAATCCATCTAATTTATTTTTTATACAACTATTTGTAGCTACTTTTGCTATTACTTCTACACCAGCAATCTCAATCTTTTTCTCTCATTTTACAATTTTTAAACGTTTCACTTATTCTAGTTTAATATATGCTTTATCTCGTGCTTTTGTATATGTTATTAACTCTTTTGGTCTTGTGTATTTAGTGGAATATTTTGGATATTGGGGAATATCAATTATAATTATACCATTAAGTATTGGTTATATATGGGGTCTTAGTTATTTTTATAAGCTAGAGCAAGAATCTGGACATTATCCTTAGAGAATATCTTGTGATGTTGATTTACATTCTGACTAACATCTGTTCTAACTAAATATTCCTGACATAATCTATCTAAATCTAACTCTATTTGTCTAACTCCGTAATACATCACTAGGCTAGTAAATTTTTTAAAAGTTTGTTCTACTATCTTTTTTCTCTTTTCTGGAGATTGAAATGCAATGGTCTGTATATTATGCAATCTATCAATTAACTTAATCAATAACACCTCTTTATCATCCATTTCATAAGCATTTTCTAAAATTTTCTCTACACTTAACTTAGTACCATCTGGTCTATCACGGGTAAGCCTATCAACCATTTCAGTTATTCGCCAGCCAAAATTATCAATAATCATTCCTGCTGTCACTTCAGTATCTTCTATTATATCGTGCAATATACTAGCTACTATTACGTCGGTTTTTAGCTTATAATCAGAAATCATATAAGCAACTTCTAGCGGATGAGTGTAATAAGGCTCACCGCTTTTTCTTTTTTGGCTACCATGATATTTCCTAGCCCAATAAATAGCTTTATCAATTAACTCAAAATCGAGTACATTTTTAGTATCTAAAGATTTCAGTTTTTCTATTAATCTAATCGAATATTGACAAGGTTCTAAATAGTTCATAATTAAGAATTAATTAATAATATTATTTTATAATAACCAGCTGTTTATTCAAATGTAAATAATTTCTTTATATTTACCTAAAGGTTTTTTATATGGATTATAGATTGTCTTTTTGTAATACCAAATTTATTTTTTAAAAATGAGTAAATAAATGGAGTTGTATTTACATTTAGTCAGAACAGTACTTGCGGTAATGGTATCTATAGGCAAAGTAGAATATCGCATGCATGGTAATTTTATAGGTATTTATAGAGATGGAATATTATTTGTCAAAGTACAAGAAGAAGAACTATATCTCTTAAATGATCAAGGTACGTTTGTTAAAGTTGATAATAAGGAACATGATATTCATGATAAATTAAAAAATGCTTATAACCTTGCTTTAATAGTGACATAATATCGGTTTAATCTTTAATCTTAAAAACCTAGTAGTGATATTCTTCATGCCAAAGGCATTTATAAATATCATAACCCCCAGCATAAGAGGTTGCTTCACATGGCGGGTATCAATTACCATTAGCTATTGTAGCTTAATCAATAGACAAATCCTATGTCAATACTTGGTTGATAGTGGATAAGTGATATTACGATTATGCTGTATTCAGTGAGGATTTGTTATCACATTAATAAATATATGCTTATTGACTTTTTAAAAAATGATTTACTACAATAAACTGATTATTTTACCATCACAAATGATTCAATAATATTATTAATAAGGTAATTTATGATAAACAAAAAATCTTTGATTCTAGGTGCTACTGCAGTTATTTTATCTACCTCTACATTAGCAGAAGATAGAACAGGCTTTTATCTTAAAGGAAATATTGGGGTTAATAAAATGAGGAATGCAAAACAACATAATGTACATCCCGAAGAAAATGTTTATATACCATCTAATAAATCAGAATCTAAAATATCTCAAGCATTTAATATTGCAGCTGGATTTTATCTCAACAATCATGTAAGACATGATTTAAGTTTTGGATACCAAAAAGTTAATTTTGAAAATAACACTGTTTATAATAATACTGTATATGATGAACATGGAAATATTATTGGTAACCCCAACTGTGGTTAAGGATTCAATTTTAGCAATTGGTGTAACGAAGGTTTATCATCACGGATTTGATAACTAATAAGTCCTGCAAACAAGTGAGTGAAGGCATTAACTGGCGACCTATGTCT